GGCAGGGTGGGAGAGCTGTAACCCGCGTGAAGCGGGACTTGGCGGATGCCTTGGACGATCTGGCGGTGTACTTCGAACTGGCTCCAAAACCTCGGCCTTGACGAAGCGGAACACTTTCAGCATGTTTTAGGCACGGTGGCGCACTGCGTCAGACAAGGGCTCGCTTCGGCGGGCCTTTTACGTTTCTGAGCACCGCCTCTGGCTGCTTTCCCCAACATCACGAGGTTTAACCATGCGAATGGATCGCCTGTATGGACTGCTGACTGTTCTTTCCCTTTCGTTCGTCGCCGCTATCGTCTGGCCTGCAGATGCAGTCGGCCGCTTCCTTGAGCAGAATTGGCCTTCGATTGATCTCCGCGCCGACCAGTCACTGACACTCGATCGCGTTGCTCATGAACTGACTGCCGTTGATGCGCCTGCTGCTCAACGTAGCAAGGCCTTCAACCTCCGCGCGCTGCTCCACCCGTTCTATTCCGGCAGCGCCTTCACGCTGAACCGAAGTCTCAGCGCCGCTTAGCAAGAACAGCGAAGACTGATTTGAGCGTCACCCGCGAGGGTGGCGCTTCCTGTTTCTCCGACCTTCTGATCCGGGAAGGTCCGACAAGCAGGTGACGACATGGCACGAGTAGAGCTCAAATGGGCTGATCAGAACCTCAATGAGTTCGGCGACCGCATCCTACGGCTCAACCGCCAGTTTCCCAAAGTCCTGCCTCGCATCGTCAACCAGGTCGGCGACAGAGCTAAGACGCAGGTGATCCGCAACCTGGTCAAGCAAACCGGAATGCCGCGCAAGACAATCGTTGAAGCAGTGGGCGATCCTGCCCGCGCTCACAATGGTCGCATGTCGTACGAGATGGTCACTCGAGGCGGGAACATTCGTCTCAAGTACCTCGATCCGAGTGAGACTGAGGCGGGCGTTGTTGCCAAACCATTCGGCAAGCGCACGCTATTTCCCGGAGCCTTCCTCAAGGGTGGCGCCTTCCCGGGGCGGAAGAACGTGGCGGACTTCAAGGGGCACGCGTTCTACCGCCTCAACAAGTCTGGCTCCAAGATTACGTATGCCCGCTCCGGTGTGTTCATCCCCAAGGAGATGACACGTGGCGCGACCAAGGCGGCGTTCCTGCAAACAGCAGCACCGATCCTTAGGGAGCGAGTAGAGGCTGCGATAGTCAAGCTGCTGCCGTAGCATCGTCTACCTGGACGGTGTGGCGAGTAGCCAACACCCCCCCGGTTTAGGGACCGTACCCCGGCTTTGGCTTGATGCGGGGCGGCGCGACTGCCGGATTTCTCCAGTCAGACACGATTTTTAGAGCCTAAACAGCGCTCTAAAAAGGAGCCTAAAGAGCCCTAAAATGCAGGTGATGAGCAAGGGTGACTTTGCCCGCCACATTGGTGTGACGCCGGGCAGGCTGTCGCAGTACTTCACGGCAGGTATTCTCGATGCCGCCGCGCTGGAAGGCGAAGGGCGCTCGGCAAGGATCCGGGTGCCCGTCGCTGTCGAGCAGATCAAGGTCCGGCGCCACGTGGGTCAGTCCCTTGGCAACGGCCTGAGCACACGGCTCGACCTCGATGGCGAGGCAGCGCCGCCGGCGCAGCCAACTGCATCCTCGCCGGCTGCTCAGCAGCTCCGGTCCGATGATGTGGCCTCGCAAATCCAGCTGGAGCGGCTGGAAAGCGAGCGGCGGAAGAACCGTCTAGCCGCGGTCGACGAGCTTGCGAGCCAGAAGCGGCTCGTGCCGGCGGATCAGGTCCGGTCAGAGATGACCAAGCTGGCTCGCCAGGTGGATGAAGAAAACGGAGCGATGATCGCAGACTTCGCGAGTGCAATCGCCTCGGAGTTCTCGGTCCCGCAACGCGACGTGCTGCACCTGCTGCGCAGAGTTCGCAATGAACGAAAGGCGGTTGCCGCTGATCGCCTTCGGGCCAATGCCCAGGAGGTATCCGAAACAGTCGAGGTGGTGATGAGCGAGACCTCGGCATGAGTGAGATGACGATCACCGTTGCCAACGCCGAGTGGATCGGCGCGACGGTACTTGCCGAGGTGATGAGCCCGGCACCGCCCGTGGACTACCTCGCCTGGGCGGAGCAGAACATTGTGTTCTCCGAGCGCGAGAGCAGCCTTCCCGGCCCCTACAATCGGGACCTGTTCTACTACTTCGACGAGATCTTGCGGGCGCTCTCGCCTGACGATCCGTGTCGAACGGTCTCGCTGCAGAAGTCGGCGCAGATCGGCGGCACAGTGTTGGCGAACATCTTCTGCGGCGGCTCCATTGATATGGACCCCACGGACTTCCTCTACGTCCACCCAACCGATTCCAATGCCCAGCGTTGGAGCAAGATGAAACTAGCGCCGATGCTGAAAGGCACCACGGCGCTCGCCAAGCTCTTTCCGATGCGGTCCCGCGACGGGCTGGATAGTGTGCTCTACAAGGAGCGCATCGACGGCAAGGGCGCGATCCAGATCTCGGGAGCCAACTCGCCGGCTTCGTTGTCGCAGGTGTCGATGAAGCGCCAGGTGCAGGATGACCTGGCGAAATGGGAGATGAATTCTGCCGGTGATCCGGAGACGCAGGCCGACAGTCGGTCGCGAGCGTATGAGTTCGCGAAGGTCTTCAAGATCTCGACGCCATTGGTCGAGCCGGGGTGCCGGATCACCAAAAACTTCGAGGCCGGAAGCCAGGAAAAACTCTACCTACCGTGCCCGCACTGCGGGCACATGCAGACGCTCGAGTGGGAGAACATCCTAGAGAGCATCGACGAGGATCATCCGGAGACAGCACACTTCACCTGTACTGGTCCGGAGTGCGGTGGTGTCATCGAAGATTATCACCGCCCTCAGATGCTGCGGGAAGCCAAGCGCCTCGAGATTGCGGGGGAGCAGGTCTGGCGCCCCGCCAACGAGGCCGCCAAGCGGGTGCACCGATCCTTCCATCTCTGGTCGGCCTACTCGTTGCTCCAGAGCTTTGAGCGGATCGCGCGCGAGTGGATCAATGCCAAAGGGGATCCTGCCTCCGAGCAGACATTCTTCAATGACACCGTAGGCCGGGCTTACCGGACGCTGGGTGAGGCGCCATCCTGGGAGGTGCTTAGGGACCGCGGCGCTCAATCGGATTTTGCCCGTGGGGAGATCCCTGCTGGGTGCTCGGTAGTTACAGTAGGCGTCGATTGCCAGAACGACCGCGTGGAGTGGCAGGTCGTTGCGTGGGGGCGCGAGAAGCGCCGCGCAATTGTGGAGTACGGCGTTTTCCCGGGCCACATCTCGGAAGCCAAGTGTCAGAAAGCGCTCGATGGATTGCTTCAGCAACGTTGGCGAAATGCTTATGGCCGGCCGATCGGGATCGACTTGCTAGGGATCGACGGCAATGCCTGGACAGAGGATGTCTGGGAGTGGGCCAAGCGACACCCTGCCTCGAAGGTGGTGATGTTGCGCGGTGTTGGAGCTGAGACAGCGCCGTTGCTGGCTCTGGTGAAGCGAGAGCGGAACAAGCAGGGAAAGCTGACCCGCTACTCAAAGCGGTTCTACAACTTCGCAACTTCGGTTCTGAAGATGGCGCTGTACCGCAATCTGGCCAAGGATGACCCGCTGCAACGGGGGTACGTCGCCTTGCCGCGTGGGCTCGAGGATGAGTTCTACAAGCAGCTGACCGCTGAAAGCCGAAAGCCAAAACGCACCAAGACGGGCTTCATAGCGTACGTCTGGGCAAAACCTGCTGACCAGGCGAATGAAGGTCTCGACACTCACCTGCAGGCTGAGGCGGCGGCCATCAAGTTCGGGGTCCGCTCGATGCCTGACGCAACCTGGGACAGCTATGAGGCCGATCGGGATCGGGCGCCAGAAGCGGCTCAAGGGGACCTCGAAGACCTATTGAGCGCCGTCCCCAGGACCGAAGTAGCCTCAAGCGCGACAACGGTCGCGAGCGAGACGCGGAATACACCGCAGGCGTCTACGGGGAAGCGGCCCACGAGTTCCTTTGAGGAAAAGCTAAAGGCTTGGAAGAAACGCAAATGACCGCAGTAACTAAGCCGAGGGTTCGGGTAGCGGCCGGGACGACCGCGTTCCCCGCCTCGGCGCCCGTTCCTGTAGCAGGCGCGTATCTTCGTGACACGCGCTCGGCGGTTCTGACGACGCGAATGGCGCCGCTGACCGAAAGCCGAGACAATATTCGGCGGGCATGGCGCCGCGTGGCAGGGTTGGCGCAGGACTTGATCCTGAACTCAGGCCGCCTGAGCGGTGTGGTGCAGCAGATCATCTCTGACACCGTGGGTTCGGAGCTCCAGTTAAATCCCAAGCCAGACCTGAACGTGCTGGCTACGCTGGGCTATGATGCCTCCGAAGCTCGCGCGCTCATCGATCTGATCAAGCGCGAGTGGAAGTACTGGAGCTGGAACCCGCGCGAATGCGATGTGCGCGGGAAGCTGATCGTCCCGCAGATGCTGGACATCGGCCTCCGCCAGTACCTCGCCTACGGTGAAACCACCGGGATCAATGTGTGGTGGCCCGTCAGCACTCGCCGGCGGCAAAATGTCCGCACTGGCACTAAGGTGCTGATGCTGCCGCCATCACGACTGGTGCAGGAGACGAACGAAGCCATCGGACTTTACCAGGGCGTGTTCCACGACGAATGGGGTCGGCCGGTGCAGTATCGCTTCGCGGACCGTCGTGACGGCGTGCCGATGTCCAGGGACGTGGCTGCGCGAAACGGCTTTGGCCTTAGCAAGGTAATTCACATCTTCGAGCCGAATGAAGCCGACGATGTCCGTGGAATCTCCCCGCTAGCCGGCGCCTTCCGCAAGCACGTTCAACACGAGATGCTGGAAGACGCCACGCTGCAGATGGCGGTGCTGCAGACAGCCATGGGAATCGCACTTTCAAGTGCGGCCCCTTCGTCTGAGGCTTTCGAGGCTCTCGAGGCACTCAAAGAGGTGGCCGGCACAGAGGGCGGCAAGGATGTCGCAGAAAGCCTAGCGGCGTTGCTGGCCGCTCAGATACAGCGGGCACAAGAGGGGGAAATCAGCTTTGGGACGGATCCTCGGATCAGCCACCTGGCTCCCGGCGAAAAGCTCGACATTCTGGGTGTTAAAACGCCAGGACCGCAATATGAGCCCTTCAATGCATCGCTCAGCCGTGACATGGCCCGCGCTCTGGGGGTCACCTATGAAAGCCTGACGCTCGACAACCGTGGTGCCACATATTCAAGTTCGCGGGTTGGGATCTCGTCGATCTGGCCCGTTGTCACCCGGCGTCGGGAGCGGATCAGCGGCGTCCAGGCGCAGCAGATCTATGACAACTGGCTCGATGAGGCTGTCTTCAGCGGGACTGTTCCCATCAAGGGCGGCTATGAGGCTTTCAATGCCAATCGCGACCGCCTGTGCTGGGCGCAGTGGCGCGGTCCGGCGAAGCCTTCTGCAGACGACAAGAAAAGCGCCGACGCCGCTGCCAAGCGGGTTGAGACCTATACGTCGACTGTTGAGATCGAGGCGGCGGAACTCGGGCAGGACGGTCAAGAGCTTCGGGAGCAACATCTCGAGGAGCACGAATGGTACGTGAGCCGGGGCATGCGCTCACCCTATGAGCGGGCCGGCACATCCACTCCGTCGCGCGAAAAGTCTGAGGACGAAGACGAGAAAGCAGGGGGTGCCGCAGAATGAGCTCGCTCGTCCGCATCGGTTCCGTCTCGGTCGATATCAACGATCCCTGCGCGGTCCTGACTGAGCTGCGAAAGGCTGAGTTGACCGTCGCCACTGGCGGAGCCGTGTCGATGACGCGCTTCGGCGAAGACGAGGTCCGCTTCACCGACGCCAGTTCGGCCAAGCTGGCAGGACTGATCGCAAAGTATGAAGGGCTGTGTGACCGTAAGTGCGGTCGCCGACGCCGCTACGCTGCCAGGGTTCGCTGGTCCATCTAAAAGCAAACATCAAAGGCGGGTTCAATGAGTTACCTGGCGCATATCGCGGACCGGGTGGTCAATCGGCCGCTCCTCATCCTGCCCGAAAAGGCAGCAGTCATCGTGTCCGTCCTGTCGGGGAGAATTGGTCTCGACGCACCCGAAGCAAGCCGGTTTGAGGGCAGCTGGTCGGACCCGGCGACGGAAGGGCGCAATTCGCGCCCGTTCAAGTCGACGCAGGACGGCGTTGCGGTTTTGACGGTCACCGGCTCCCTGGTGAATAGGGGGGCCTGGATCGGCGCAAACTCCGGCCTCACCTCTTACGAGGGTATCCGGCATCAGCTGAAGGCAATCGGCGAAGCTGACGACGTCCATGCGGCGATCCTTGATCTCCATACACCAGGTGGTGAGGCGGTCGGTGCGTTCGAGACTGCGGAAGCGGTCCGCGAGCTGGCAGCGAAAAAACCGGTCATCGCTGTCGTCAATGGCATGGCTGCCTCAGCGGGCTATGCCCTTGCCTCGGGAGCGACCGAGATCGTCACCACCGAAACGGGGATGGCCGGCTCTATCGGCGTTGTACTCCTGCATGCGGACTTCTCGAAGTACCTAGAGACAGAGGGCATCAAGCCGACACTGATCTTTGCCGGCGCTCACAAGGTCGATGGCAATCCTTACGAGCCTTTG